CGTTATATCTCCCCCATTTATAGCAGCATCACCAGTTAATGTCAAAGATGTTCCAGATGCTACACCAATATTGGGAGTTGTTAGAGTAGGAGAGGATGCAAACACCAAAGAACCAGAACCTGTCTCATCACTTATGACACCCGCCAACTGAGCAGATGTTGTCGCTCCAAACGATCCCAAGTGTAATGCGGTTGTGGCTAGTGTTCCGTTTGCATCAGGAAGAACCAAATAACGATCTGCTGTGGGTTCTGTTACTAGAAGAAATACTTCATTAGCATTTTCAATAGCACCTTCAAATGTAAATGCAACAGTTCCGTTTACACTAATACCTCCTGTAGAAACAAGAGAACCAACAGTCAGAGTATCTGTTGATTTATTGTAAACAAGACCAGAATCGCCACCAAGAACACCACCGTCGTTGAATTGAACCTGCGTATCAGAGCCGGCGGGTGCAGAACCGATTAGAGTTCCAGAACCATCAGCAGCACCAATATAGATACGCTTATTTGTTGTATCTACTGCCAGTTCGTTTTGATTTATTTCACCTGTCGTCGGTGCTGATGTACCGCGGCGCGGTTTAATTATTGATGCCATTCATTCACTCCACTTTCAACCATCGTATAATCATAGGTTGTGTTATTATTTAGTAGGTTTCTCCATCAAGCGTAGGAACATCCTTTTTCTTCTTTTTGGAAGTGGAATCCAACTTCGCCTGAAGTTCGTCCAGGCGAAGTTGGAGATCCTTATTCCTTGCTTGTTCCACCATAAGGTGTGCTTCTAGTACAAGATTCGAACTGCTTAGTTCTTGTACTTTCTTTTGAAGCAAAGGTAAAATAACTGTCTCATTATAATTCACTTCTTTCATAATATAAACCTTTCAAATTATCAGTATGTTCCACCGTCTATTGTTGCGTCTACTTGAGCAGCAGCAAGAACACCAGTTGCGACATTATAAGATAGAGGAGTTGTTGCAGTAGCATCTACGAGAATACCAGTAGAGGAACTTGCAGAAGCAACACCTACAAGGTACATAGTACCAGTTGTTTGCTCAGTTGCAACAACATTTGTTGCAGTTGTTGCAGTTGTTGCAGAGCCAACTGCGAGAGCAGATTGATTTGTCCAAGTTGGAGAAGCAGCACCAGCGGATGTAAGAACCTGTCCAGAGGTTCCTGCTGCTGTGATCGCCATAGCAGAAGCGGTAGAGTATACTATACCACCGTTTACTGCTGAAAGAGATGCGTTGGTTCCACCGTGAGCAAGAGCAACATCTGTTGCGGCCCATACACCAGTTGCGATTGTTCCGACTGTGGTGAGCGAAGAAGATGTAACTCCAGAACCAAGTGTTGTGCCACTCAATACTTCTGTATTATTGATCTTGAAGACCTTACCAGATGCCAAGTTCCAGTGTTCACTTGATGTCCAGTTGTCGTTTGCATTATCCCAAATGATCGTCTTGTCTGTAGAACCCTTAAGAGTAATACCACCACCATCTGCGGTTGTATCGGTTGGAGAACCTACAGAACCCAATTCGATGTTCTTATCATCGACTGTAAGCGTTGTTGAATTAATCGTAGTGGTAGTACCGTTTACTACAAGATCTCCAGAAACAGTCAAAGTACCACCAACAGCAACAGTAGAAGAAGTTGCACCAGACGATCCTAGATTTACTGTAACAGTTCCATCTGTTGCTCCCGTTCCTATGTTTACTGTCTTAGTATTAAGAGAACCAAGATTTCCTGTAACGATGTTGGTGGTAGAATCACCAGTTGCATCAAGACCAATATTAAGAGTTGTGGCCGCACCGAATGCATTAACAGTTGTAGAAACTGTGTCATATACATTTTGTGTCGTAGGACCTTCTAGGGTTCCGCCTGGTGTGCTTATTGTTCCATACAATCTTATTTCAGTACCAGCATCATTTTTACCAACACGAATATCGGTTGCATCAATTGTACCAATATAAACAGATGCTGCATTTGATGTAAAAATATTTGCGCTAGTATCGGTTGTCGTAATATCACCACCATTTACAGCAAGATTACCAGAGTTGGTAAGCAACGCTGTGCTTGGATTGTAGGAAAGTGGTCCTGTTGTATCATCAACATAAAGTGTTGCACCAGATTGTGCAGATGTAGAGAATACCAAGTATCTTGTCGTAGCGGTATTGTCACTTGTTGTTGTGACTGTTGTTGCAGAAGATGCATCTGCCCAAGAAAGAGTTCCCGTTCCGTTTGTGGAGAGAACCTGTCCTGAACCACCGTCTGCACTTGGAAGTGTCCAAGTTACACTTGCTGCGATGGATGCTGGTGCTTGGAAAGCAACATAATCAGTTCCGCCGCCTGTTTCGATAAAGCGAATATCCGATCCGCCAGAGAAAGAGACATCACCCGAGAAGGTTCCGCCTGCTTTTGGCATAAAGGTCGTGTTTACTGCGCTTTGTGTAGGAAGTTTGGTGGCTGATGTCCAATCGCCAGGAGATGCTTCGATCTCCGCTCCTACCCACTTTTCTGTGGTTCCGTTGTGTACAAACAATTTGTTTGCACTTGTGTTGAATGCTGGTTCGCCAGCAACAAGTGAGGATGGGTCGCTAGTACCTCTCTTGAGTTTAATAAGTGCTGCCATTTTAATCTCCCGAAAATTAGGTTAAGTTCAATATTCACCGCCGTCAAGAACCATTCCTTGACCGAGGTATTCTAGATCTGCGTCGGTTCCTCCACGAATACCAGTATCCGTTTCGATGAACCCAGAAACAACAAGGTTTCCATTAATATATATGGTATTTCCAGTTCCAGCGGTCAATTGTGTAATTCCGCTGATTTCTGCTTCGCCAATATCAAATGACATTTCTGTTGCGTTCACAATAGAAATATTATTAGAATTTATTGTTAAATCCGCAACACCTAGTGTGATTGAGGTGGTTGGGTTTATATTTACTGTCGTTCCGCCAATATCAACCACTGAGGTAAATTCCCCCTCTGTGTCGATCTTAAAGATGGTGGCCTTATCTCCCGTTGCATTTTGTAAAGTTTGTATTATAAATGCGTTAGGATTTCTGTCTTGAATTGCAACTGTCGTTCTCTCGTCGGTGGTTGGATCCAGAGCGTCATAAACAGCACCAGACAAAGCGGTTGCTAAACCAACTTGAAGAAACTTCGAAGCGGATATTAATTTTGTTTGTCCATCAGAATATTCAAGATACGGAATTTTATCATACTTGTCTAGATTAGTCACAAGCGCACTGACTGTTGGCAGTGAACCACTACCCAGATCAAGATTGATCTGATCGTTTGTGTCGATGCTTATACCATCACCAGAATAGAGAGTTGAACCACCTCCAATCATGGCATCGTAATCTAAAAGAAGAACAGGAGCATCTTCTTCTCCTCCCGTTCCAATCCACATCTTCTTGTCTGTAATGTTTACAGCAAGTTCACCTAATGCAAGGCTACCGTTATCAGGAACGGTTAATGCAGTAGTGGATCTTTTAATCTGTAATACGGTATTTGCCATTAATTAACTCTCACCAAATGAACCACAATCAATTGTATTAGTTTTTCCAAAGGTATTTAGTGCAGTATCGGCATCCCCTCCAGATCCACCAGTAATAGATAACTGTCCTGTTATAGACAACCCCTCTATTCGTCCAGTGCTATCTGTTATAAGACACGATAATGGTTCTATTGTGCCTGGTTCATGGTCCATCAATTTAACAAAATACGAACCAGCGATAGGAATAGAAAATCCATTTTCATCTGAAACTAAAAATAAATTTTCCAACATTCTTCTGGGATAAGCATTCACTATGCTATTCGCAGAACTTACTGCTGGAGTAAACCCCTCAGAAACTACTCCACTTGGATCTTTTCCAATTGAACCAGAAGTAGAGTTAAAAAGCATAAAATCAGAGCCTCTTGGCATCTGAATTGGAAAGATATCAGAATTGTCTATTGATGGGTTATCAGATCCATCAGATAAAAATAGACGACTAGAAACTGGACCCGTTATAGCAAAGCTAGGAGATCCAATTTTATAATATCCAGATCCATATCTGACATAGCTCGTTATCATTATGCTTTCGTAATTCTTATATTAATACGGGGTTGTTTTTTAATTTTAATAATCACCGAGTTACCTCCCCAAGAACTTCCACTCTTCCCTTTAATAATTTATAAACGATTCCTTCGTCATCTTCCAGTTCTATATCATAAAAGTGTTTACCAGGCGGTAGGAGTTTGGTGGTATATGAACTAATTTTAACTTTTATAAATCCATCTTCGGTTTCATCGAATTGAATATAATCTCCAACATATTGATCTGTATTTGGAACATCATTCAAATCTACAAGTTTATCTTCCGATAGATAGGATCTTCTTATTTGCATTCTACAAGAATATGATTTTATTGCATTAGTACCTGTAAAATAATAAGGAGTGGTGTTGTCATCATCTAGAACATAAAATTCTAGAATATAGGTAGAACCCTTATCTATTGTTATGTCATACGGATATGGTATCATTTTTTCTTACCGATGTGATATTTTGGACATAATTCCCAATTAATTTTGTCTGAATGGGAAATTATTTTTATTTGATTTAATCCCACCATATTGCTATTTAATTTCTCTTGATCTTTTACAGAAACTAAACCCCATTCCTCAAGCAATTTGGCGATTCTATTTCTTCTGCCAATATCATTCTCATCAATATTAGATTCTAACCCATCTAAAAGAAAAAGTTCTTTAAAATGGACTATGTAATATTTACCCTTTTTATGTAAAATATGACAAGATTGATATAACTTATTTTCCTTTTTGGAAGTTATACCAATTCTTGTCAAAGTTTCTTTTACTTTGAGAAAATCGTCTTGATTTGGCAGATCTACTTCTAATAGATCTTCTACACTTATTATGTTCATACCGATGATACTCCTAAACACTTTTATTTATATTTAGGATTTATCGGTAATTAGGTGATGATATGTCTCCTTTAGGACATTAATTTGCTCATCAGACAGTATACGAAGATACTCTTTTGCTTTGGTTTCAGAACACTCATATATGCTCTGAATAAGTTTCAAATTAGGTATTTCTTCAGATTTGAACCATTTGGTAAATCTCTTCTTTTTTCTCAGTCCATGAAGATAAAAATGATGCTTTAGTTTATTGTCTAGGTATGCACGGGCATTGAGTTCATTAGCATAAAACAGAGTATCTGGCATAAAAGAAAAATAACGATTAATCAGATATGCGGGATACTTTTTTTCTTCCCGTTCTGGCATGTCCTTAAAGACATCCTGTTTACCATGACTAGCATCATTAATGTAGTCAAATAACTCCATTATTTGATCTCGCAATCCATCATCAATTGAATCAGACAAGCAGTTAGATTGATTTCCTGATCCGCAACAAAAGCGGACTTGTACTGATAATCTGCAAGAACAAGAATCGCAGACGGAATAGAAGAAGCAGTAAAGTTCTCATAGAGTCCATCATAGATCTTTCTAAAGATATGAACAGGATCATTGTTGATATTTACAATTACCCATTTTCGGACATTTGCAAAATCCTTATCCTTCATTGCCTTTAGAAGATCCTTGATTACGATATCCCCAGATTCCAAAAGAATACCCGTATCAATCTTACCATTGACAGAATATCTTTGCAGTTCATTGAGCAATCGTCGGAAATCTGGAAAGTACTTTACAATAAGTTTAGCAAGCACCTTATCATCATAAGGAATTTGCTCGGCATCAAGAATCATCTTTAGACGATCCATGAATCCTGTACACATCTTCATCTTATCATCAGTCGAAAACTTAAAGTCAATA